TGATGCAAGGTTGAGAATTAGCAATCAATCTGCCGCCTCTGAATACATGCGAGTTGTTTGTCGCATCTCCATTTGCAAACTTAAATACAACAAGTTTTGTAGCAGGGGTTCCACCAACTAGATTTTCGATTCGTAAAGATGTTACTCCTCCAACAATGCTTATACCTTCTGTGCCAAAAATTTGAACAGTCCAGCACAATGCCGTGAATTGCATTGTTGAGTTAGCTTGGGTCATATCAAGCAATCTTCCGCAATAAGTGAATAGCACCTCGTAAAAGACCACCCCGCTTGTTCCAGTCTCGCTTACTATAGTAGAAAAAGGAGCATTTATAAGGCTAATGGGTGATGTTCAGCTTACTACTAGTGCAACAAACTGCATTGTTTCTGCTGATCCAAGACAAGTTGTTGTATCTAGCGCAAATGCCAATGTTGTTGCAGATGCCAATACTAGCATTGTTGGTGGAACGCTATTGGTTAGCCCGTTCTTTGGTTAGACTATTCTTTTAATTTTAATGGTTCACGAATTTAAGAACCCGATGCCTGTGGTTACTCCAATGGGTGATGGGTATGCTATCTATGTTCAGACTGGCGGGATGTTTGAGAATGATTTATGGACTGTTTGTTTGAGCAAGGATGGGTCTATAAAGCACTTTGATTCCAGCCAAGTAAGAATGTGGCAGAATGCTACGTTTGGCATTAAGAAGGGCGATTGATGTTAAAAAGAGTGGTGCGTTTTATTAACAAGGTTGTTTAATATTGGCGGTCGCCTTGGATGGATTATTAACAGCAATCCTGTTACACATTTAGGGTCTTAACTCGGCATTTGTTGCAAAAAGTGCAACAGTTCGCCTGTTAAGTCGATAAAACGGCATATTTCGTACATATGTCGCCAAATATGTCGATTATATCCTACAAACTTGACACATGGATTTGGTTATACCCTAAACGCCACATTTTCTGACATATGGCGCATTTATGAGCAATTTGTTCCATATCGGGTATAATCTGGTATGATTGCGGGTGTTGCCGACCCAGTAACTCTAGCCGTTCTCTAGCCGTTCTTACAAAACCTATGCACAAAAACCATTTTCGTGACGCCACGAAAAAGGTCGGGGGAGGATCAGGTCGCTACAAGTATTTGGATCGTAGCACATGGCTAACTCCACCAAACTTGCCCCTCATTGCCTCCCCCGACTATAATGCCCATTGGAGTCCTTACGGCGTGTCCTTTGGGCAGGGGTTCACCGAAGATCCCCCCAAAAATTGGCACAGCCCCTCCGAATCGAACGGAGCCAGCAAGATTTGGAGTCTCGCTCGCCAGCCTTGGAACATTGGACTGCAATTGAGTTATCAAGTATTCCTTGATAACTGGCAAGAAAAAAAGCTCCAGCAGTAGGATTTGAACCTACAACCATTCGCTTAACAGGCGAACGCTCTACCATTGAGCTATGCTGGATTAAAGTGGCTACCCCTCATGGATTTGAACCATGACTAGGGGAGTCAAAGTCCCCTGTGCTACCGTTACACCAAAGGGTAATAAATTATTTGCGTGGTCTTCCCCTGCCTTTGGGAACATTTACTCGTTCCTTCCATGTTACCGCCCCATAAATTGTTTTTACAGCAATATTTTCATCCATATTTAAAACGTATGCTTTCATTCTAAATCTATTCTCTGGTTCAAGCTGACCAACAATATTTCCGTATTCTTGACCAAGATTAGCCAACCTCTTTGCTTCAAAAAGTAAATCTTCTTGTGTTTTCATTTACAAACTAAAAAAACTATTGACAAAAATAAAAATTTCCATAGAAGGGGGTTCGTATGAAAGACATACTAAATAAACTAAATCCACTTGAGAAATCTTGCGACGAGTGCGGTGGTACTGGTCGTGATTTTTATGATGAGGGTCAAGGGGTTCCTTGTTGGAAGTGTCAAGGTACGGGTCATATCGCTACTGAAGACGGCAAGGCTATACTCCAACTGATCGCACATCACCAGTCAAGTCTTCTTCAATTTGCTTAACCGCCGCTAAAAGGTGGCGCATTAAGTAGCCGACGAAATACGCAAGTGCTTCGTCAGCACCCTTCTTTTCTCTTACGCCTTTGTCCACTAGGATGTGATTGGCAATGTGGACGCACTCATGGGCAAGGTTGGATATTTTATCAACGCTCATTTCCCATTCTTTTAGAAAAATAATCCTAGACTCACCGCAATACGAGATTGCATCAGCATATTCCAGTTCAGCAAATGTTTCTGGTTCACAATTTGGGAACTTTTCCCTGTACCATTTTTCTGCTTGTTCTTTATTAACGGGCCAAACCATGAGGCAATGATCATTCCAAAAGTCTATATCTAAATAGAACTCGTTAGGATTCATTGATTAAGTAATAAGGGATGGAAAAAATTTTTCCATCTTTAAGAACTTTAAATTCTTTTACTTGGCACTCTCCAGCCAATACCTTTTGCCTTAATCGCAATCGTTGTTGAGAAGGGCCAAGTCCTGTAAATTGTTGTATTTGCTCACGACTTCTCCAGCCTTCGGGAATGGCATCTTCTATTTGAAAGAACTTTTTCCATTTAAGGGCTTCATTGGCTGAAGATAGAAGGTCAGCTTCGGATGGGTTTAGTTTCTGACGGCTCATACGTTATTAGTTTGGTTGCTGGAAGTTCACCGCTTTGACATCCACGCCAATCTAGGATGCCAATGCCGGGGCGACAAATAGAATCTCCTACTACTTTGTGACCATATTTTGTGAGCAATTGCCAAGCAGGAGTTGCCATGAAAATTCCTGATCCATCATTGAAAATACCGCCCGTGTGCCTATGGCCTCGTAAATATACTTTTGGAACCCTATGACCAACACGGGAGTAATTCTGTCGAGCATTGCCCATCGTTATAGACATTGCCCCTGCTTCAAGGTATGCCCTAGAACTGGTCGGCATATGGTGGGCAATATCAATCAAGGTTCCGTTAATTTCAACGAGTCCTTTGTCTCCTAGCCAGATTGCCCCAATCTCTTTGGCAATCATCTTTTCCCAATCTCCAACGTGGCATTCTGTTCCTGCCGTCATGTAAACAACAGATGCCATTTTAGCCAATGGCTTGAGGCATTCAACAGCCGCAAGTGCATGGTCAAAATTTAATGCCGCCACAACTTCCGTTGTTCCATGATGCCTTCCCTCAATGCAATCGCCATTAATAAAAAGTGCAAATGGATCGTTTTTAAAGTGACCTTTAATCTTTTTGTTTTTGTCTTGCCAGCATTGCCATAGCCATTGCTGGTGAAGATTGTTTCCAAGGCTAACTTTATTGCCTGTGCTTGTGATATGATCATCAGGCCAAAGACCAACAGATGACCCACAATGGAGATCCGATACTACAACCGCACCAACAGGGGGTTTTGATTTAATCATTGGATTGTTTTTTTATATCCTGCGGAGGCTTATCAGAAACTAGATTCTTTAGTAATCGGGATGCATCACGCAAGGATATTTCCTCATCCTCCATCATTTGTGCAAGCATCTGCATCAACTTAATCCGTTCCGTAAGATGGTGAAGGTAACTGATAAGATCCAATTGCTCATCCTTTAGGTTCCTTGCATACCATCCTGCTCCTGCTGTCCAGAACTGGGTTTTGTGTTCTGCGCTTCCTTTAAAATACTTATCCAATCCAGCTACTGTTGCTTCTGACCAAATATCAAGAGCATCTTGTTCTGGAGTCATGTCACTTTTTTTTAGGTTTTTTACCTTTGGGTTTTTGAATTGACCCATAACCAACTCTAGCAGATCGAAGAATTGCATTTGGTTTTGCGGATGTTGTGGTTGCTTTCATAGGCTGTTTAAAAATCGTTTCCAAATTTGTTTGGGACGAATACAGCTTGCCACGTTGCATACATGGCAAGAATTTTCATGGCAAGTGTTTAATTCAGATAAGCAAGATGGACAGTATCCGTTTGCAAAAGCAACCCATCCTACAAGTTGTTTTATCATTTTGATCACAGACTTATAAAGATAAAGAAACAGAAAAGAGTAAAGCAAATTCCCCCCTTATCCCCCCACCCTCAAGTGAGAAAGCCTGTCAGAAAAGAAAAGAAACTACTGCTCACCGAAAATCTGCAAGCAGGGTGTTTCTCCTCGTTTCTTACGGGTTAGGAGTTTTGTTTCTCCAAAGCCGAGTTCTTGGATCATGTGGTACGCATTCACACCCATCCTCACTTGCTATAACGGGCAAGCCCCGCCGAGTGGTGAAGCACTACAGCGGGGCTTTCGTTTGTTTGAGGAAAGTCTTTTTTGAATGCTTCACCATTCAGTTTTTCCAATTTATCAAAAATGATAATTCCGTCAACTACTTTTTTTAAAAACCATCTGGATCGGGAGTGGAACCGCCATATCCCCAATCTTCTTCCATTGCCGCTTCTTCCGTATCTCCCTTTGAATGGATCAAGCGATTCTCAAAATCCCGAATCTCCAGAATGTCCAAGGATTCGGCCTCTTCTTCAAAGTTGAATTCAAGTCCTGCCCTTCGGAGCATTTGAACAGCATAGGTAAAAGAATCAGCCAAATCGGGTGATTTCTTCAACCGCTGTTTCATGTCTAGCTTTTTTTCTACCGAAACCTTTCTGCCCTTGTGGGAGTAAAGCCTAGAGCAAAGTTCGTTCACTACTTGGGAATGCCTTTCAACGTCTATACCAACCAAGGAGCGGGTGGACATGGCGGTATGAACAGCAAACCAATACTCCGTAACCAAGCGATCATATGCTTCTTTGCAAGTTCGCTGATCTAGGTTGCTAATTTTGCGTTCTGTTGGCATTCCCATAGATGAAATAGGGAACACAAACATGGCTTCTGGATTATATTTACTCCATTCAATGATTATTGCCCTCATCATTTTGCCGCCGTCACCAGATATATCCAATCCAAAGTCCCTTGGATGGACTCCATATTCAAGACAATCTCTAACTACTTGTATTGCAATACTTTCTTCAAACACCTCTCCTACTGAACTATTGTATTCTCTAGTTCCAAGGTAATAGCCAAGGCTTCTGCCAGTATCGTTTGGCCCAAAACGGCAAAATGTAGCCGCACATCTGTCTCCTCCTGCGGTAAATGCAGGGTCAAAGCCGCAAACAACCTTTGTTTTGCCACTCCAAACTGGCTCCCAATTGATGTCGCATCCTTGGATGAACTGTTTTGAGAAAATTGTGAGTTCTACAGAGGAATCAGGCCACCATCCATAGACATTTCGCCAGTATTCTAGGGCATTTTTGTTGCCATAGCATCGTTTTAGGGTAGCGGCCTCGCCTTGAATGGTCAAAAACCGATCAAATGGCGGGATTTCTGCATCAGGAACTTGGAAATTAGGGCTATCTTCACCAGATAGATGAAGCGCAACTCCTGTTCTGGTTGTCCATTTGTGTGTATAGCGGTTTACGGACTCCCATTCCAAGGGATGATCTGGCTGGCAAAGTTCAGTATGGGGGTTATTTGCTGTTGCCGCTGGGTTTGCCATGCCTCCAAAGATAAAGTCTGGATTTGCTCCAAGGTTTACACGGGTATCTAGGGCATAGAGATCCATTTCTGCCAACTCGTCCAAAAACAAGCGCATACGAGCATTTTTGCGCCCTCTTGTGTTTTCTACAGAGCGTTTTCCCTCACCTCCTTTGGGAAAAGCCAAGGCTTTGATGGCATTTGTGTAGTCTCTTTCTGAATCTTTTGTGTCAATAGACTCAAAAACAATCATCCTGCGATACTCTACAAGGTTGCCAATAGAAGCATCTTTTCCGTATTTAGCCTGTAGGTTACGCATGGCAATTCGGTAAAGGGTACAAACCTTACCCCACAATCGGTCTTCGGACGCATCCAAAGAGGTAGATGCTACATATGTTGAAGTGAAATCAGGAGCGCAAAGCCAATCAATGATGATGCAAGCCGCAACAGAAAAGGTTTTTCCGCTAGATGCACACCCTGCAATGCCCCAATCGTTCTCGTTGCAGAACAAATCTATAATGTCCAAGGCGTAATTGTTTGGGATTCCTTGAGAATGGAGCAAAACATCATTGCCATAAATCAACTGGAAGCAATTAACCATGTGTTGTGCAGGGTTAAGCAATCCGCATTCATCCAACTTAATCCCCATCTTGATTCGCTCACGCCTTCCAAACTCTCCACGAGTCAATCTATATGCAATTAACTCCCTGACAAATTGGTGCTGGTTTTTGAAGAAGGGGATTCCGTAATCCGTATCTTGTGGAACATCCAAACAAAGGTTTTTATAATTCATGCACAATTACTATTGACTTATTTTATAAATTAATACAAGCATTTGAACTGCATGAGACTCAAAGATAAAAGCGGATCAATCCCCAAGAGGAAACACCTTCACGATTTACAATTTTTTTGGTTTTAGCCATTTTAACGAGATTTTATTCTA